CGTGAACACGATCGTGCCTCGCCCGCCGGTGCTCATCGTCAGCGTGTCGTGTGGCCCGACGTCAAACGTCGCGCTGGTGGTGACTGTTGTGCTCATTGCGTGATTCTTTCCCCGGGCTCAACGCCCTCTTGCTGCTCAAATTGCGGATCTTCGGCCTGCTCATGCGGCGCTGCGCCATCGGGCGCCTGCATCGGAAATTGCTGCGGTTGCCATGCCTGTTCACCAGGCTCTTGAAATCCTGGCTCGCCAACCATCGGATCTGGCTGGCGCATCATCTGTTCGATGGTCTGCACCACAAGTTGCTGGATCTGCGCGGGGTTGATCGCGTCCTTGAGCCCAACAAGGCGTTTTGTCTCGGCGTCGTAGGCCTTGATGTTGGCGTCGTCCTCGGCCTGCTCTTTCTCGGCCTTGAACTGATCCGACTCCTGCTGCGCATCGTGCGCATGCTGGATCGCCTCCTGCAGCGCTTGTTGCGTCTGCTCCAGCTTGGCCATCACCTCTGCCAATTGCGGTTGCTTGTCGGCGTCGGGGTTGAGGATGGCCTGCACCGCGGGCGGCGCCATCGCAGCCAGCACCTGCGCCAGCTTGTCGGCGTTGGGGATGTCGAGCGTGCCGGCCCAGATCGGCGCGATCGCCGGTGTCAGCGCCGGGTTGCGTGCCATCACCTCGCTCAAAGCGGCCTGCGTCTGGCTGCGCTGCGTGCTGTAGCTCGCGCCCACCACCACGCGCATGTCGTACTTGCCCACAGCGGGGTTGATGCTCAGGCCCTGATCGGTCTCGGCCACCGCCTGCTGCTGTCCGGGGTCCATCGTCACCTGACTGGGGGAACCATCGAACGACAGGATCCGAGCTTGCCGCTTGGTGTCGATCAGGCGCGGGACCATCTCCATCACCAGCTTGCCCACCTGGCTCAATCCGGCGCTCAAGTGCGCGGGGAAATGAGCGGTGGCGGCCTCGCCCTGCTGCTTGCGGCTTTCGATGGCCACGCCGCTGCTCTCATTGCTGGGCGCTCCCAGGCTGGCCTGGTACATGCCTAGGCTGGCCTGGATGTCGTGGATGGCTTGCTGCGCGCCGGCTACGTGATTTTGCAAGTTTGTCGACTGCTGCGTGCGCTGCGGCGCGGCAATCGGTGCGCCGGTATCGTCCACGTCGTGGTAGGGCAGATAGGCCCGGCTGTCGACCGATGCGCGGTCCCACAGCGCCTCAAGACCTCGCACCGCGCGCACCGGTAGCGTCCACGGAGATTTCGGCGCCTGGCCCATGAACACATGCATCTCGCTCATGTGGTAGTTGTAGCTGCGCTGGGCGTTCATCGCGCGCCTTGGCACGCCGCAATACTTCATGCGGCCGTTGGCCCAGCCCACATAGCCGTAGACCGGCACGATGCCGATCGCGCTGGCCGGGTACGGTGCCGGGTTGCCCTCGGCGTCACGGCACTGGTCGAGCACGTCAACGCCCGACATCGTGCGCCACCACACCACTCGCTCTGTGCCCTTGACGATGCCCGTGACCTGCAGCGCCGTGCCCGCGCGCTGGCATGCTAGGTGATAGTCGTCCTCAGACAGCGCCATCTCGCCGCCGTCAACGCCGATGCAGGTGACGGTGCTGGACTTTCGATCCTCGGCGATCCAGCCCTCGGCGATGTGGATCGACTCGCGGTTGTCGCTGATGGTTGCTTGCTCGCTGTCGCCGAACGAGATCTTGTCCTTGCCTGGCCAACGCCGCTCGAATTCCCGGTGGCTCAGGGGCAACAGCAAAAATCCATAGGTCGCATCAGAGCCGTCCAGCTCAACGCTCCACGGATCGAGCACCACTTTTAGCGGGTCGCCCTCGGATGAGATGCGCGGCTCTTGGTAGTTCAGGGCCTTGTTGACGTACTCGGGCTTGACGATCAGGTAGCCCACGCCTGCGCGGGCTGCGCTGGTCAGCGCTCGGGTGTAGTGCTGACCAGCGCGTGATGAGTGCTCGATGTGCCGGAAAAACCCGTCCAGCTGTTCGGCCGCGCGCTTGTCGGATCCGCCGCCGACCGGGATCGCATGCAGGCTGGGCGGCTGCTTCTGGATCTGGCCTGCCACATTGGCGACGTACTGGCCCGTCTGATCGAACACCAGACAAGGCCGCGCACCGCCGGGGTCGTTCTCGCGCTGACCCTTGAGCCCCTTCTCCCACTGCTGCGGGTCGCTTGGATCCGAAAACTCGAGATCCTCGCCCATCTGACGCCGCTGGTCCGCGGTGGCATCCATCGCGTCCTTGTACAGCTCCTGCGCGTCTTTGACGACATCAGCCATGTGTTTGCTCGGCGCCTCACGGCGTTAGATTCGTTAGATTCGTTGGTCAGGCTCGATATTCCTGGCCTGCGCATATTGGGGCGCACGGTAACACCGTTCGCCGTGGATGTCAACAGTTACAGCCTCGATCCTTGTGCTGCGCTCTTGGTCCAGTCGTAAGCCGCCACCACGCCGCCGGCCCGCCGGGCGCCCTCGCAGGCATAGCGCAGCGCGTCGATGACGTGGTTGTTCTTGTCCTCGAGAACCGGGATCGGCTTGCCCGTGTCCTTGTCTCGCTTGTAGGCATAGGTCGACAGCTCATCAATCGTGTGCTGGCAGCGCGGGTGAACGATCACTTCCAGGCCCTGCAAAAAGGCCACGCCCTCCTCGACACTCTTGGCGCCCTTGATGGCCGAGGCCATGCGCGGGAAGCCGTTGCGCTTCATGTAGCTGATCGTCTCTGGCCTGGCCGAATCTGCGGTGATCGGCCAGCGCTCGGACTCGGGGACCGACATGAACAGCTCGGGCAACCGATCGATCTCGCAGCCCACCTCGTAGGCCTCGTTGTCGACGTAAAGCTTGCGGCCCACGATGTAGCAGCGCACCAGCACGCTAGGGTCAATGGCAAAGCCCCAGTCGGCGCCGTAGCGGAACAGCGCGCCGTCGGCGCTGTCGAACTCCTCGATGCGCCAGTTGCGAAACACCAGCGCGTCGCCGGCCTGCTGATACTGACCGAGCCAGATGTGGGCGTACTTGGCCGGGTCGCGGCTGCGCTTGTCGTGCTCCATCTCGGCTCGCAGCACGTCCGGGAACCATGGGTTGTCGGTGTAGTTCGCCTCGACAATGATCGCGTCCTTGGGCGGATGCTCGCCGCGAAAAAACAGATCAACCGCGTCGGTGGCCTTCTGCGGGTTCCAGCTCGCCCAGATCTGTGAGCCAGGCTCGCGGATGGTCGGGCGCAGCTTGTCCCAGCTCTCCTGGCTCACAGCCTGAGCCTCTTCGACCCAGGCGCGCTTGAAGCGGGCCAGCGACTGGATCGAGTCAGCGGTGTGCTGTTGCAAGCCCTCGAAGATGGTCACGCAGCCGTTCTTGCCCAGGATGCGCCGGTCCTGCACCTCGAAGTAGTAGCCCGCGTCCATCGCAAAAATGGCCGCCTCGATCTCGCGCTTGACTGAGAATTCGAGCGACTTCTGCACCTCGCGCAGGCACACCGCATCGATGGGCTCGGTGATCTGCTCCTCGACGAGCAGCGAGGCAAAAAATCTCGACTTTCCCGACCCTCGACCGCCGAACAGCGCCTTATACCGCGCCGGCTCGAGCAGCGGTCGGAACACCGGCGCCGTGTCGATGACGAGCTCGTCGCTCACTTGTTCTCAACGATTCGACGCACGATGGCCGTGAACACATGCGCGCCGCCCTCGCCTGCGCCATCAACCTGCACGGGCACCAACTTCGGGAAGATCACACTCCAAAACGTGGCCTCGTTCTTCGGATCTTCCTTGGCCCAGGCTTGGAGCCGAGCTGCACCGCCCAGTCCCTCGGCCGCCAGTGCGATAGCCTCCTTGGCCATCAGCGTGGGCTTGGTCTGGCCATGCTTTCCTTGGTTAGGCCTTTTCTCGCCTTTTACAAAGGATCCCTTGTTCGCCATCACATCACCTCTCTTGCCACAGCTGCCCATGCGGCGACCGTGCCCTCGACAGTCATCGAGTACTCGTGCCAATGGCCTGCAGCGCCCACAGACAGGCTCACAGGCCACACAGCGCGCCACTCGTCGCGGTCAGCGCGCCAGAACAGGACGGGGATCTCTGCGGTGCGGTTGCTCTGCTCGACCGCCTGTGCCCACCAGGCGCGGACCGACCCGCGGCTGGACGTGGCGTGGCGCTTGACCTCGATCGCCCATCCCGGCACGCCGACCAGGTCAGAGTCGCCAGCGTGGTTGCGCACGCGCCGCTTGACCTCCCAGCCTGTGAGCAGCGCGATCGCTGTGCAGACCTCTCGCTCGCCGCTGGCGCCTTTGGTGCGTTGCATTGCGCTCATAGCCTGCTCTCCCAGTACCAAAGATTCGGAAGTTGTTCTAGTTGCTCTTCTCGGGTGCCTGCACAAAGACCTGGATGCCAACCCCCGTGTCTTCAGATTCACAGAATGGAACAGTCGGGTCCATGGCATCGATGATGTTTCCCATGTAATCGGTCACATCAACACAATGCCGATCGCCGTCACCATCGCAGAGCGCAAACCACAGTCTCGACCCGTGCGTGATCGGTTCGATTTCACACACATGGTCCATGTTTATAGCCACAGATCCCCCTCCCTCATTGCCAGGTCTACCAAGTACTAGAAACATCACACCCTCCTGTTGATAAAAATTTACCGTCAGTCGATGACCGACTGAGCGCCCTCTTTCAGTCGCGCTGTCACATCCTGCTCTCCCAGTACCAGAGGTTGATCGGCGCGACCGCCGCCAACGGCAGCCACATCGGCCCGACCGGCCACAGCGCCCACCAGGCAGGCACGCAAGCGACGAGCGACGCCAGAAACACCGGGCTGCAGACAAAGCGCATCGCACGCAGAACGACCTTGAGCAGCTTCATGATCCGATCCAGTCGCGCACCGGCCTGGCCGCGTCAGGCGCTGGCCTGTACTGCGCGGCGTTGAGGTAGTGGATGCAGCCCGAGGCAGGCCTGACTTCGTGGCTGAAGTCTTGGACTGGGCGCGTCGGCGAGTGCGCTACGAGCGCATGCGCGCAGCTGTCGGCACGGCAGCACGGCACCTGCCGTGTCGACGGACAGCGGGCCAGTGACGGTGGCAAAACGACGGGGTTCATGCCGCCACCCACTTTTTCACCTTGGGCTGCTCTTGCATCGCGCAGACGCTGCCGCCAGTCACCGGCGCCGAATGCAGCCTGCACCAGTGGTCGCGGCCTTGCGGTCCGACGTTGCTGTAGACGCAGTGCGCGCAGTTGTCTTTGCGGTTGTCGGCGGCGTTGTAGATCGCGCCTTGCAGTCGCGCCTGGCCTAGATCAGAGGTTTTGGGCATGTGGGCCTCCGGTTGTGGTTCTAGCCCACAGTTTTGAATCCATCGGCCGAAGCGGCCTCAAACCTGTCTGATGTGATTGTCTCTCTCGCCGCCCAACCAAAATGAATTTATCTTCCGGGTATTCTGAACTAAAATACTCAAGCATTTCCAACCCATCGGAGTGCCTGAAATACCACCCATCGAGCCTATTGGACAACTCGTGATATACACCCCATGCGATGACCGGATCGACCTCGCCTGCAGTTGATTGCAGGGCGATATTGCACTCTGGCTTCTCGCGGCGGATGGCCGACCTTTCTTGCGCCAAGGCCTCTTGCCTGCTGTCGAGCCACTCGATTTCGACTCTGCAGATCCGATCAAACCAGCCTGAGTTTTGTTTGTGCTGGCCCAAGCGTCGCAAATAATCAAGACTTATTCCGACATACAAAAGCCGGCCTGTTGAGTCGAAGTGCCGGTACAGCGCAGTTCGCTGCACCCGCTTGCTGCTTTGAGCGGGTGCACCCGCATCCACCCGCCCAGGTGCACCCGCATCCCCAACCCCTAAAGGGGTTGTGGGGAGCTGGTGCAAAGCACCCTGGGCACTCGCTGCACTCGCTTCAAGCGAGTGCATGCTGGAGCAGGTGCAAACCATGATCATCACTCCTTTGACCAAACCGGCGCCGCGCCGGAATTGTTGGCAACTTTGCCTCGCCCTGCCGCAGTCAATACCATGTGCATGCCGATGCTTCGGCTCGCCTTTTGATACTGAATATTCTCAACGTACTTCCAGTCATCAAGAGTATCAATGTGACTCCAAAAATCCTCAGGAGTCATATTTTGAGATAGCCCATACCCAGCTCTCAATACTCTGAATGCATTATTATTTGCATTCCGACTAATACTCAGTCTATCGCTCGATTCATTAGCTTTCAATACCGCCCTCATAATATCGAGACGTCCTTGATTTCTCAGCAGATCGGATGCCACTGAAGAGCCCGCCAAATCGCACCCCACAAACACATGCTGGATCAGGTCGTACTCGACCTTGAACGGGTCTTGACGGGCGGCGTAATTGTTTTTCTCGTTGGCAATCTCGATTGAGTTGTCTTTGTTGCGCACCATTGCCCAGCGCGACCGCGCCGAGTTGTTCCAGGCTGTGGAGCCGCTGTAGTTGTCGGATGACTCGATGACGCCGCGCGCGGACGCCTTGTCGACGTGCGCCAAGAGCAGCACGGCGCTGTCGTTCGCTATCGCGATCTTGGCGAGCGTCCTGACAAAGCCTCGGACAGCGCTGCGATCGTTCTCGTTGTCGGCATAGGTGTCGCTGGCGTTGTCGACGATCAGGCAGCCTGGGTCGTAGGTTTCGCTGACCATCTGCAGCCACTGCATGCGTGGCGTGGCCTGGCCTCGCGCCCACAACACGCAGTCGCGCTCGGTCATGTCGAAGATCGTCAACAGGCCGCCAAGGTCGGCCAGCGTCACGCCCATGTGCCTGCACACCTGATCCAGGCGCCAGTGGATGGCCTGCTCTGAGTCCTCACAAGACACCAGCAGCACCCGGCACTGGGTCACGTCCTTGCCGAACCAGGGGCGACCCAGCACAAGAGACACCGCGAGCTGCAGCGACATGGTGGACTTGCCAACACCGCCATGAGCCGTCAGCACCGTGACGGCCTTCGCCGGCAGCCACTTGTCGACGACAAACCGGATTGGCAGCACATCGCGGCCCGCCATATCCTCTAGGTCGAGTGGCGCAAACATCTCCTCTTGGGCAGATGGCGCCTTAGCCGCCACCGCAGAAGCCGGGTTCACCCACTTGGCGTCGCCGGCACGGTAGAACACCGTCTGGAAATTGATGCGACCGTCCGGGCTGAACCCGAGCCACTTCTTGGCCGCCTGGCCGGCGTCGAATCGAGGCGACAGCTGCGACCACTCCAGCCAGAGGCTGCGGCCCACATCGCCCAGGCTCTTGAGCGCCAGGCCCATGTCGCACCAGGTCGCGTAATCGTCGGCCGGCAGCGCTGTGAGCGCGCTGCGCAAGTGTGCGCGCTGGGTGGCGTCGATCGTCACCGTGTGCGCGGGGCGCTGCTCTTGCGGCGCCGCATCCGCTGCGCCGGTGACCTGCTGGATCACCCAGCTCTGAAACGCCGCAGGCATCGGACGCAGCGTGCTCGAGCCCAACACGTTGCCGGTGATCGTCACAAACCCCGAGGTGCCGAACAGCTCCAAGTGCTGGCCTGGGCCGAACTTGTGCATCGCCTTCTTGCTGGGCAAGACGCCGAAGGCCAGGATCCGCACGCCCGTGCCGCTGGGGCTGATCTCGGCGTAGCTGTCGGCCTCGGCCACGATCGCCTCGGCCTGCGGCAGCAGCTTGCCCGCCACGACGCAGGCGTCCAGGTCGATCGCCTTGATGGGCGAGTTCGGCAGGATCGCCAGGCCCAGGCCGTCGAACCCACCGCGGCGCAGCCTGGCCGCAGCGATGTCGAAGGTGGCCAGCTGGCCCAGATCAGCCTCTGACCCCTGCACGCCGCTGCGGCGCTGGCCGCAGGCGTAATACGGCACCTTGCGGGGCTTGTCGTCGCCGGGCTCATAGCGCCACAGCACCCACTGCTTGTAGCGCCTGATTTCGTCCGGCACCACCATCTGCAGCCGGTCGCAGGTCTGCTCGACCGCCTGCTGCGCGCTGGTGTCAGTGCCGGCCATCACGCGATGTACCTGCCAATGCCAGCGGCCGAAAACCCCGCGGCTG